CCTGCCAAGATACGCATACGCGCCAGGTGAGATTTGCCCTGGTGGCGTGACGTCAAAAGCAAATTAGTTTTACGCACAAACATTTTATTTTTATCTATCGTCAACATATCCTGCATTACATAGCGCTGCCAGGGTAAAAGCGGCAAGCCAATATCCTCTGCAAGCTGTGCAACTTCATCGCCTCGGCTCGCACCTTTTAGCGGCTTGTTTTCTAGGCGTGGTCTTACCGCCCCTCGTAAGGGCTGGCTAGCTTTGGTTGCCATTAGTTAACATCCTGCTCGGGTTGGCCAGCGCAAGGGCCTTGCTGGGTCATTACAGACGTTTTTGGGGATAAACAGGAAGAAAAGAAAGGGGGGGTAGGCACCCTACCTAAAAAACTGGCTTGATTACGGCTGCCCTTAGCACTGTTGCATGACTTACAGCAAGCCACCGCGTTCTCGTAATTCACCACTAAATCGGGAGCCTTACTAACTGGAATAATGTGATCAACTGTTGTGGCTGGAGCTTGGCAATAGAAGCAGCTCCATTGGTCGCGAGCAAGCACCTTTAATCTAAAGGCCTTGTAATCTCTGCTTAGTCTTGGATCACCACGCTTAGCCATTACAAATCGCCATAACATATATCGCATATTAACCAATCAAGCATGCGTATAAGCTCATCCAATATAACCTGCTCACCACATCTAGTGCAATTACCTAATTCCATTACTGCCAACCTCTAGTCTTTAGATGCTTAAGAGCTGCACAGTAGTTAGGCTCATCATACTGAGTAAGACCATACCGCTTTGATACATAATACCAATACATCCAGAACTGGTAATCATAAGGCTTATCTTTAGCACTCTCACTCTTTAGCTGGTAGTACCCATGAGTCTGTCTACTGCCGGTCTTATTGCCTACTGCATTTGATATCCATCTGCTTTCTATATGAACAATCTCATTGTGGCATTCATACTGAGCATCTGTTAACTGATAAGCAGCTAATACTTTTAATGGCACTATTGAAGCCTCTGCTCTAGGCAAACCTGCTATAGATAGAAGTATGCCAATAGCGGCGGCTAACTCTCGCGCTACGCCTTTCAGGCGCGAGCTGAAGCCTTGAGGGCTTCTAGCCGATAGAGTACCAAAGCCAACTAATCCATTTGCATAAGTCCTGCTCAAACGGCGTGGCGTTTTACTTAGAGTCAGTAGAATAGAAACCACTTCCCTTAAATGAGATACCAAAACTGCTATATATCTTGCGCATAGGTTCATGGCAGAACCCACAATCAACATCATGTGGCTCATTGATCTTTAACTCCTTCTCATAACGCAGGTTGGCCTCGCAAAGCTCATTCGTACACTCAAACTCATAGATCGGCACTAGCGCACCCTGTTCTGGCTTACACTGTCCAAGGCTGTAGCATTCTCCATGCCAATAGCAAAGAACATAGTTCTAAACATGATCATTCTTTCAGTGCCATCTGGCCTTACGAACTTAAAGTTATATTCACATGGCACCACTGAGTCGCTGGCATTCCAAATCTTATCCCACCATTTACCGCGAGTCATGGGCAGCAAAGCTATCCCTTGGCCATGCTCTATGAACTTATCTACCCAAGGTGCAGGCTTGGAATATGGCGGGTTCATCCACACATTGCCGAACCAAGGCTGAATAAGGCTGTCCTGTTCCTCACAGTAATGCGCCGGCGCAATGCCCCTGCCTTGGGGCGGAGCACACACATCGAGATCAAACTTCACTTTCAGCTTCTCAAAGACCCAAGCTGGCGTGTAATGCTCGTCTCCTTTTTCTATTCCTCGCCCGTAGCCCGACATATAATCCAACCTTCCCTTTCCAATATGAACAGCGCCGTTCTGGCAACTCTCACCGGCGTATCGGGTAGCCCGTATTCATAGGCAGTCCAAAGGCCAACGGCTAAGTCTTGCAGAGTATTCTTCTCCATTACTGCGACTCGCACCAGTTACAGGGATCATTTATTGTCCATTCACCACATTGATTGCAGCGCCTTATGTCTGAGTCTTTAACGCTATCTCTGCGGTTCTCATAACCAGCAGCTCGTAGTAACTCCACCAGATCACCAAGGCGAAGCATCGCAACATACTGCTCTGCTGTCTCGCCTTGCCCATTAAGCCGAAAGCATGCGAACCCCAATAGCCCGCTTTCTGCTGTTCTAGTTTCGATCTGGCGGAGTGTCCCTACTACATCGAGTCCTGTGCGCGCTTTGACCTCGCAGTCGAACGGAACATTGAGAATGTCACGCCCAGAACCTCGACCTACTGAAGCACCTTCCCACCAGCGCCGCAGATAATCTGCCACCACTCGTTCGGTTCTAAAGCCTCTATGCTTGCGGCTTTGACTCATTTACCGCGTGACATTTCTTGCAAGACCATGTAAGCGCTTGGCCCGCTATCCAGAAAGCTAGTTCCTCTTTTGCTACCGGTTCGTTGCATAAATGACACAATATCCTAACTTGCATAGCATCAAGCACCGCCTCGCGCTTGCGCTTTCTAGCATATAACTCATCATCGCTTGGGAATGACTCCCACTCACCATCTTGGTTCATGAATTGTAAGCCACTCATGCTCTTACCTCTTGCGGCTTCCATGCGCCATTGTTGTCTATGACATACCAAATCGGATCGCACTTATTAAAGTTTGCCCAAGTTTCCAAGCGAGCAGGCTGACCACTGCAACTCATATTCGCCCAAGGTTTGCCATTCTTGTTACCTGTGCGCCAAATGCGAGCACCATGAGCGCAGTGAGGAATATCCTTATCGATTTTGGTTGCGCCTAGTACTTCTTGAACCAATACCACAGCTTCTGCTGCTGTACCTGCCGGAGCAACTGCTTTTACTGTCCAAGGATCATCCTCAACCTCAGTAATGATCTTTTCTTCTAGCCTGTTTAGTAATGGCTTAGGTTCGTTAGCCTTTACTTTAGACATCTCCTCGCGGCTAGGGCGTTTGCCTTTCGTAACATAGCCAGCGTTAGCGAGTGCACGACCGATCGCACTCGTTTCGCAATTCTCAAGCGCCGATGTAGAATTAACTCCTCTCGTTGAGACGGTTTCTTCTGCAAAGCCAGTTGTCCAAGCCTGTGCATCCACTTCAGTTCTAAAAACAGAAGCCTTAACAATAAATCGCTGCAGCGTTGACTCAACCAGAGCAGTTTCAATTCGACCATCAGGGTGATCCTTCCAGAACTTAGTTAGGCGATCTTCGACTGTTTCATAATCCTCTAGATTAAACATATAACTCGTTCCCTTCAGTAGCTAATTGTCCAGCGATGGCAAGGTAAGAAGCTGAGTCGATCCAACTGTCGATCTTCTGGCTATCTTCAATAGTTCTGGCGATTTTAACGAGCGAGAGTATGACTGCAACCTGATAATCCTCAACCGGCATTTCCAGATAGGCGCTGATAAGCCTTGCTGCTCTTGCCATATTGTCGCTTGGATGGCCGTAATGCAATCCTCGCTCTTGATAAAGATCCGTTGCACTCTGCAAGATTTCTCCATGCTTCATGCTCTTACCTGTTCAAGCTGCGCATAATGTTTGCGTACCGCTTTGCGGCCTACTAGGTAGCCATCGCGATGGCCTATTTTGTACCCAATAAAGAACATGATGAAAGCAATGCCGCAAATGATTAGCTGGAGAATGCTCATCGCTGCCACGCTAACTCTGCATAAGTAGCAGTCATGCACCATTGCTCAGACCATGTGTCGTTCATGACTAAATAATCTTCGCCCATATCTTTGAGTATTGCTTTAGCTGCTACCAAGTGAGCGTAAGACTCAAACCAGTAGATATAACCATGATGGAAAGCATGCGCTCCATCAAAGCGCCCTTCATTTACCTGAGATAACCAAGTGCTTGCTTCCCAGCGCATTGAAGTTTCTGTAAGGCGCTCAAAGTCTTGCTCTAGTTCCTTTATAGCTGTTTTCATTTGTTTGCCCTTTCATTTCCGCGAGTCGTTCTCGCTTCCATGAGTAGAACAATACGCCCGATCTAGGCTATGTCTAGGCTTTTTTGATAACGAAATGGTAACGATTCTGCCTCATCAATGGCATCATCGATCGTGCGCCGTATATCTGGCAAATCATCTAGCCCTGCCATAGCGCCTGCCTGCAACGACGAAAGTGCCATCCTTCTCTAAGTTAACGAGCGTAACCTGAGTATCTTCAACCAGAATAAAGGCCTGTTGCCAGTTCATTGTGCCCTTGGTGTAGCCAGCTTTACGCACATCCATCAAATGCCCACCTTCAACGCCTCGCAAAATGCGCCCTATTTTGCCCCCTGAAGCCTCTGTGAAGGCCGATACCCCAGCGCGGTGAGTATGACCACAGACCACGCTTAAACCATGCCTACGGGCTGCCCCAAGGGCTGTAAGGCCTGCATTGGGGTTGATG